GCTGCGTGTCGGCACCGCCGATAACGACATCAACGCTCTCAAGTCGAACGGCTCGATCCCGGAAGGCTACCGTGTCAACCACTATCTCACCGATAGTGACGCATGGTTCCTGACCACGGACGTTCCGAACGGCATGAAGCACTTCGTGCGTACTGCAATGCAGACCGCTATGGATGGCGACTTCGACACCGGGAACGTTCGCTACAAAGCCCGCGAGCGTTACTCGTTTGGCGTTTCCGACCCGCTGGGTATCTACGGTTCGCCGGGCACTGCATAAGTTCAATTGAACTTATAAAGAGGGGGCGGCTTCGGTCGCCCCTTTCTTTTTTATTGTGCTCCGTGTACACTTCGCGCAGGGTAACATCAGCCACGCAGACAGGACGCCCGACCTGACGATGCACAGACTGCGCGGCAAATCCTTGTGCAAAGGGGTAATTCCATGGCTAACACAACTTTCAGCGGCCCCGTCCGCTCGCAGAATGGCTTCCAGACCATCTCCGTAAACGCAACCTCCGGAACTGAAACTCTTACAGGGTCTTTTGGTTTTGCGATGGGTACCCCTGCCGCCACTGGCGCAGGCATTGAGGGCACCGCCGCCGTTTACGAGACTTCGGTTGCTCGTAACAACGGCATCGTTACCACCTCGATCATGATCGACCTTACTGGCCTGCACTCGGGCGGCACCGCTGGCGACATCATCGGCAAGAACGGTTCGGGCGTTGCTTACATCGGTCGCGTTACAGCAGCAAACAGCGGCACCGTGTTTGGTGTTCGTATGACTTGCTATGAGCTTCCGGCTGGCGGCGACACCGATATCGACTTGTACTCGGCCACCGAAGGTACGGGCGTTGAGGACAGCGCGATCACTGCCTTGACCGAAACCCAAATCCTCAACTCTGGTACTCTTGCTCTTGGCACGGTCGTCTATGGCACTGACATCGCTGCCAATCAGTATCTCTATCTGGTTGGTCAGGGCACCTCGAACGCGGCCTACACCGCTGGTCGCTTGCTGATCGAAATCTTCGGCTACGACGCCTAATAGGAGTCTCTCATGGACGACGTATACGTTCGATCTGGCCATCTGCACAGCAGTGGGTTTATTTACAAAGAGCGAGCCGCAGTAAAGGCCATCGATGTTGTGGGTAGCTCAAGTGCTGGTATATTGGAGCTATGGGACACAAACCTAGCTCCTGTAGCCGGAACCTATGGGCGCTCTGGAACAACCGTTACTGTCACAAAAAACGCGCATGGCCTGTCTACTGGCGCTCTTGTTGGCATTTCGTTTCAGCCAGATGCTGGGGTTATTGCCACTCCGGGGAACTACAAGATCACTGTCACGGATGCGAATACTTTTACCTTGACAGACATCAACTCCGGAACAATCTCCAACAACCCGGTGTGCCGTTATGTTTCGTCTGTAGTAGATGGAAACAGTGCTAGATGGATGGCTACCTACCACACCTCGGCCAGCGACATATTCTTTAACGGGTTTTCAATTCCCGGAAATGGATTGTTGGCTCGAATCGGGGTGTACGTTTTCGCAAGCAACCTCGACTCGATCAACATCTACTACGGATGATCCCATGGCAAAGACGCCCGCATGGACACGCAAGGAAGGCAAAGACCCGAAGGGTGGCCTGAATGCAAAAGGGCGGGCGTCAGCCAAGGCTCAGGGCATGAACCTCAAGCCCCCGGCACCGAACCCTAAGACCAAGGAAGACAAGGGTCGTAGGGCCTCCTTCTGCGCTCGCATGAGCGGCATGAAGAAGAAGCTTACGAGCGAGAAGACCAAGCGCGACCCTAACAGTCGCATAAACAAGAGCCTTCGGGCTTGGAACTGCTGAGGTGATGCATGCCGCTTACCGCTAAAGGCAAGAAGATCAAGGCCGCTATGGCCAAGCAGTATGGCAAGAAGAAAGGCGAGCAGGTTTTCTATGCCGCCGAGAACAAAGGCTCCATTAAAGGCGTGGCCAAAAAGGCAAAGAAATGACAATCAGTCGCGCCAACATGGGCAAGCAAATTGCCAACTCGCCAAAGAAGCCCGTAAAAATGAAGGACGGTGGCAAGAGCCGCGTCAATGAGGCGGGTAACTACACCAAGCCGGGGATGCGCAAGTCTATGTTTGAGAGCATCAAGGCTGGCGGCAAGGGCGGTAAGCCCGGTCAGTGGTCAGCTCGCAAGGCGCAAATGCTGGCAAAGCGGTACAAGGATTCCGGTGGTGGCTACCGCGATTGAGCAAGACCTCCGCAGTTGGTCGCGTGAGGTTCTTGAACCGCCAAGCAAACACCTAAACGGTATGCCCCCATGCCCATATGCTCGCAAGGCATGGCGGGAAAACAAAGTTCTCGTTATCGAATCAAACAACTTCGAAGAAGATGTTGCCAAGTACTGCCGGGAATTTTACGAGTTCGACAAAGAACTCATTGTTGTCGGCACATACGACATCCCGGACATAGATGACTTCAGCGCCTTTACCGATGCGCTCAATGAAAAACACCCGTACCTGCACTGCATGCAGTTTCATCCTGACTACGGCGCTGATGACGCAGAGATGGACTTCCTAACAGACAACGACTGGGAAAGTTCAATTGAACAAGACTACTGTATGATGTTCATACAAGACCTTCGGCTCGTTGTTGCTGCTAGTGACAGGCTTGAGATACTAGGGTACTATTCCGCCTATCCCAAAGACGAGTACGAAGCTCTCGTCATTAACCGCAAAAGGAGATTGAACTATGGCGATGAAGCCCAGAGCAATGAAGAGCGGAGCTAAAAAAATGATGCGTGGCGGCATGGCCGACAAGCCGATGGGCATGAAGGATGGCGGTAAAGCCAAGCCCATGCGTGGCGGTGGCATGGCAAAGATGCCCATGGCCATGAAGCGCGGCGGCAAAGCTAAGAAGAAGTAATGTCAAAGGCTGCTCCTCAAAGAAGCCTAGACAGTTGGACAAAGCAGAAGTGGCGAACCAAATCTGGTAAGCCGTCCACTCAGGGGCCTAAAGCAACGGGAGAGCGTTATTTGCCTGAGTCGGCAATAAAGGCTCTCTCGCCTGCTGAGTATGCCGCAAGCACCAAAGCCAAGCGTGAAGGTACACGCAAGGGCAAGCAGTTTGTAGCGCAGCCCAAGAATATTGCCAAGAAAACCGCCGCTCACAGAAAGGCCAAATGATGGCTGTAGTCACACCAGACCTGCCAGAACTCTTTGAGGAAGCCTACGAGCGGGCGGGCCTTGAGATGCGTTCGGGCTACGATCTTAAAACGGCGCGGCGTAGTCTTAACCTGATGACGCTGGAGTGGCAGAACCGTGGGCTCAATCTGTTCACGATTGATTCCGGCACACTTGCCATCACTGCAGGCACCGCAACTTATACAATGCCATCTGATACCATTGACCTCCTAGAGCATCAGGTTCGTACAGGAACTGGTACAAGTCAGACTGACACGGCGCTTGAGCGCATCAGTGTATCGACGTATGCCCAGCAGACCAATAAGAACACGCAGGGGCGTCCAACTCAAATTTATGTGCAAAGGTTGCCAACTGAAACGAAGGTTACATTGTGGCCAGTCCCAGACGCCACGACACCCTACACTCTGGTATACTACCGACTGAAGGGCATTGATGGCCTGTCGTCGGGCATTGGATCATCTACCAGCTCTGTGCCGCCTCGGTTCGTTCCTGCTCTTGTGTCCGGTCTTGCCTATTACATCGCCATGAAGAAGCCAGAAGCCGCGAACCGCGTTACTGCTCTCAAGCAGGAATACGAGTTCCAGTTTAATCTGGCATCCGGCGAGGATGAAGAGCGTGCATCCGTAAGGTTTGTGCCGTTCAGCTCTTACATGATGGGTGGCTAATGTCATACGCCAAGGGAAAGTATGCATTTGGTTTCTGCGACAAGACCGGGTTTCGCTACCCGCTCAGTGATCTTGTCTGGGAATACAACAATGGGGTTAAGACTGGTTTCCGTGTAGGTCGGGATGTCGCCGATCCTGATCAGCCGCAAAACTTTCTTGGCCGCGTGAAGATCAATGACCCGCAATCTTTGATGAACCCAAGACCTGACACATCTCAGGATGCCAGCAGGCAGCTATGGGGTTGGAATCCGGTTGGGAATCCAGCACAGTATATGGTAGGGTCTGTTGGAACCGTGACTGTAGTCACAACGTAAGGATATCGACATGGAAAAGTCCCCTCGCCCGAAGGCCAATCCGTTCAATAAGCCAAAGCGTCCGCGCACCAGAACTGACAAAGAGATCGATGATATGGCAGATCACTCGATCAAGCAGGGCGTGAAGTACCAAAAGGCTGGCGGAAAGCTTGAGATGATCAAGAAGGGTGGCAAGAGTGTGCCAGCTTTTGCTGCCGATGGAGTTGGAAAAATGCGTGATGGCGGCGGCATGTGCCGTGGCATGGGGTCTGCCACTAAGGGTGGCAAATACCGTATGGGGTAAGTTCAAATGAACTATTCTGAGCTAGTACAAGCGATTGAGGACTACACGGAAAACACGGAGACAACCTTCGTGTCCAATATCCCCACGTTTGTACGTCAGGCTGAGGAACGAATCTACCGCACGGTAATGATCCCAGAGCTTCGCAAGAACGTCACTGCAAACATGACGGCATCTAACCGTTTCTTGGCGCGACCCTCTGACTTTCTATCTCCGTTCTCTCTTGCTGTGATTGATGGAGATGGGAACTACACGTTCCTACTGGACAAGGATGTGAACTTCATTCGAGAAGCTTACCCATCCAATTCAACAACTGGGCTGCCAAAGTACTACGCAGAGTTTGATGGCGATGTGCAGTCCACAAACTCTCCGGGCCACTTCATGCTTGGGCCGACCCCGAATGCCAGCTATAGCGTTGAGCTGCACTACTACTTCGACCCGCCGTCGATTGTAGATTCCGGCACATCTTGGCTTGGCACCAATGCAGAAGAGGTCTTGCTGTATGGAAGTTTGATCAATGCTTACATCTTCATGAAGGGTGAGCAGGATGTCATGGCCGCATATCAGCAATCATACGACAACGCACTTCGCCGCCTTGTGAACCTTGGCGATGGACGGTTGAAACGCGACAGCTATCGAGATGGCGAGCCAAGGATCAACATGTAATGTTTGAGGTCAAGCTAAGCATTCCACGCGATGAGCCTGTTGTCTTGGTGAAGACAACCCACAACCGTGGCTTCACGCCAGAGGAATTGGCGGAGCAGTGCGTGAACCGAATTGTGTCTGTCTCTGATAGCGCGCATCCGGGGATTCGAGATCAGGCTCGCGCGTTTCAAGGCAACATTGAAACGCTTGTGGCGAGCTACATGCGGCAGGCTATTCGCAGTGACCGTACAACTGTGTATAATGCGCTAACAGATGCGGGCCATCCAGAACTGGCCGAACTCATAAGGAGACTCTGACATGGCCTTCACTGGCAACTTTATGTGCACGTCCTTTAAACAGGAAGCCCTGCAGGGCGTACACAACTTCACCAACGGCACGGGCAACACCTTCAAGCTGGCGCTCTACACCAACAGT